AAATGGTCTAAGGACTAATCAATAATAAATCAATTAAATCAATATTAATTCTTTATGCTTTTAAATAAGTATAGAAATTCTTTGAACTTTCTAATGAATAGTTGCCTATACTCTATATAGGCCAAAAAAAAATAAAATCTAAGTGAGCTTATGCCTACTTGATTAATAATCACTTGCTAAGATGTACCGCTAATAGATGATTATCAGTAATAACTAAAAATTGAGTATTAAAAAGCTATAAAAAAAGCTAGGGGGGTCAAAAAAGGCGGTCACCTGATTTAAAAATTTGCCTTGCGTTAATAACGTTAGGAGGTATACACAGTTAAACAAGAAGCCGCCAATGTTAGATAAAGATAAATTCAAAATAAATGCTATTGTTGTTGTTTCAGAAACAAGTAATTCTGTAATAATACATTTTGATGGTTTCGAAAACTTAGATGACGCTAGGGATTTTAGTGAATATATGGTAGAAGAATTAGGAATTACTCCATTAAATTATCCTTTCAATCAAACTATTCATTAGGGGGGGTTTATTTTAAAATGAAACAAATTGTCATTCCATATAAGCCAAGAGAATTACAAAATTTTTTGCATAAAAAAATTGATAAGCACCGATTTAGTGTGCTTGTTTTGCACAGGAGAGCTGGAAAGACAGTAATGATGATTAATCACATGATTAAAGCAGCACTTACTTGTTCTTTGCCAAACCCAAGATACGCATTCATAAGTCCTACATTTAAACAGGGTAAATCTACAGCATGGGACTACATAAAACAATTTGCTGGAAAAATTCCTGGAACTAAATTTAATGAATCAGAATTAAGATGTGATCTTTTAAATGGTGCAAGGATTACAATTCTTGGAGCTGAAAACGATCAAGCCTTAAGAGGTATATTTTTAGATGGATGTGTTTTTGACGAAACTCAGTCTATCAAACCAACAATCTTTCCTGAGGTTATAAGACCTGCATTGGCAGACCGAAAGGGTTGGTGTGTATTTATAGGAACTCCAAAAGGAAGAAATTATTTTTTTCAATTATATCAGGAAGCTAAACAAAATAAAAATTGGTATGCAGGATTATACAAATCATCTCAAACTAATATTTTAGATCCAGAGGAATTGGAAGCTGCAAGACAAATGATGTCAGAAGACTTATATGAACAAGAATTTGAATGTTCATTTCAAGCAGCAATTACTGGATCATATTATGGTGCTATTATTGAGGAATTAGAAAAAACAGGAAAAGTAACAGATGTTCCTTATGATCCTAATTTAAAAACAGAAACATGGTGGGATTTAGGTCTTAAAGATTCTACAGCAATATGGTTTGTCCAAAAGCATGGAGATGAAATTAGAGTTATTGATTATGAAGAATCATCAGGAGAGGGTCTTGACTTCTATGCTGATCTATTGGAAAGCAAACCTTATAAATATGATAGACATATAGCTCCACATGATATAAAAGTTAGAGAATTAGGAGCATTTGGAAAATCAAGATTGGAATCTGCTTTAGAGCTTGGTATCTCTTTTGATATTGCACCTAAACTTTCTATTGAAGATGGAATTGAATCCGTTAGAAAGGCTTTGCCAAATTGTTACTTTGATAAGAAAAATACTTACAAAGGATTTGAGGCATTAAAAGCATACCAAAAAAAGTGGGATGATAAGAATCAATGTTTTAAAAACAGACCGATTCATAATTTTGCAAGTCACCCTTCTGATGCTTTTAGATATGGATGTACTTTTGTTGGTGGTAAAATGACTGACTGGAAAAAAGAAGTTTATGTTAACACAAATTATATAATTTAATATGAAGAAAAAAAAAAAAAAATCAGAATTTAAATTACAATCATTACTTGGAAATCAAATAGAAAATGCTTTAGGTTTTTTAGGTGGTCAACTTTCAGAATCAAGAAGAAAATCTTTAGAATATTATTTAGGTGAAAAACTTGGAACAGAAATAGATGGTCGTTCACAAGTGGTATCAACTGATGTATCTGATACGATTGAAAGTATCTTACCAAATTTATTAAGAGTATTTACAGCAAGTGATAAGGTAGTTAGATGTGAACCTGTTACAGGTGAAGATGTGCCTATGGCAGAACAAGCTACAGCTTATTTAAATCATGTCTTTTACAAAGACAATAATGGTTTTCAATTATTATATAATTTCTTCAAAGATGCTTTAATTGAAAAGAATGGTTTCTTAAAAATTTATTGGGATGATAATGAAACAGTAGAATATGAAACTTATGAAAATTTATCTTTGGAAGACAAGGAAGCTTTAGAAGATAGCAAAGATGAAATAGAGTTTATTGAAGAAGAAGAAATTGAAGATGAAGCTGCTAAACAAGAATTTGAAAAAGTAGTCGCTGAATATGAAGCTCAAGGAAATCCTGCAATTGAAAATATGCAAGTTCCAAAATTTACTTTATATAATTGCAGAATTAAAAGAACTAAAAGAACAGGTAAAGTAAAAATTGAAAGTGTTCCACCTGAAGAATTTTTAATTGATAGAAACGCAAAGACAATTGAAGAAGCTGATTTTGTTGCACATAAAGTTTTAGTAACAAGGTCAGATTTAATTTCTATGGGTTATCCAGAAGATGAAGTTAAAGATTTACCTAAATCAGAATTAGATATTTACAACAACGAAGAAATTACAAGACAAAGAGATATAGATGAATATCCAGTTGATAATGCAACAGATGAATCTACAGAAAAAGTTTTAATTTATGAATGCTATGTTAAATACGATTATGATGGAGATGGTATTGCAGAACTTAGAAAAATTGTTTCTGCTGGAGATGACGGTTCTACAATTTTAGAAAATATGCCTTGTGATAGTGTTCCGTTTGTAACAGTTACTCCTATTCCAATGCCACACAGATTTTATGGAAGATCAGTTTCAGAGTTAGTTGAGGATGTTCAGTTAATGAAGTCAACTGTAATGCGTCAGTTGTTAGACAATATGTATTTAACTAACAACAACAGAGTTGCGATCATGGATGGTATGGTAAACATGGATGATCTTTTAACAACTAGACCAGGTGGAGTAGTAAGAACTAAGCAACCACCAAATCAAGTTATGCAACCTTTACAAGCTCAACCAATTTCACAACAAGCTTTTCCTTTATTAAATTATTTAGATACAGTTAGAGAAGCAAGAACTGGTGTAACAAAGTCTTCTCAAGGATTAGATGCAGATAGTTTAAATTCTAAAACTGCAACAGGTGTAAATGCGTTGATGACGCAAACACAAATGAGATCAGAATTGATAGCAAGAGTCTTTGCAGAAACAGGAGTTAAAGATTTATTTAGAAAAATATTTGAACTAATGGTTAAGTATCAAGATAAAGAAAAAATTATTATGCTTAACAACCAATACATTCCTATTAAACCAACAGAATGGAAAGATAGATTTAATATTTCAATCGTTGTAGGACTTGGAACTGGTTCTAAAGAACAACAAACAATTATGTTAAACAGTATTCTTGAAAGACAAATACAAGCTTTCCAATTACAAGGCGGAAAAGAAATGCCAATGGTAACATTAAAGAATATCTATAATACTTTAAGCAAAGTTGTTGAGAACGCAGGACTTAAAAATGTAGAAAGTTATTTTGTTGATCCTGATATTGGTAAACAAATGATGCCACCACCACAACCACCTGAACCATCTCCTATTGAGAAGATAGAATTTACTAGAATTGATGCTGAGAATAAGAGAAAAATTGCTGATATTGAATTACAATACAAAGAATTAGAACAAAAAACTCAAGCTATGACTTTAGATTTTGAAGCAAAAGTAAAAGAAATGGCTTTAAAATATAATACACAGATTGATACAGCAAAAATTAAAGCAGATGCTGATTTAGACAAAATTATGATTGCCGAAGAAGGTAAAATTCTTGACCAAGCAACAAAATCGGCTAATATGTTTCAAAAACAAGTACAAGGATTAAATGCAAATCAAAGACCAGGCGGACAGGGCGGTGGAAATCAGCCGATCCAACGAAGCCAAACAAATATTGGAGAGTAAACTTTTTCAAGAGAGTATAGAAGCTCTTAAAAAAATTTATTCTGAAGCACTTCTTGAAAAAACAGGTGCTAAAGAAAGTGATACCAGAGAAAAACTTTGGATTGCTTATAATGTTGTAGGTAAAGTGGAACAACACTTACATACAATTATTGAAACTGGAAAACTTGCAGCTAGACAGCTTGAGGATTTTAGGAAACAACAGAATAACACAAAATTTTAACCACAATGGTTAGAATAAGCCAAGTCGCAAGACAGCTTAACATAGGAGGACTAAATGTCTGACGGAAACCCATTACTGAACAATGCTTCAGTACAAGGTGCTGCAAAATCTATTGAAGGTTTAATGGACTCTAAAGGAGTTATCAAAAAAACTGAAGTAGAAGCAACACCAGTTGAACCAAAAGAAACTGTAAAAGCAGAATCTGAAGTTGAACAACAACCTGAAACTCAACCAGAAGAAATTTTGGAAGTTTCTGATGAAGAACAAGCATCAGAAGATGAAAATGCAATTGAAGAACAAGAAACTGATCTACACCAGGTTATTATAAATGGTGAAAAGATTGATGTTGACCTTGACGAATTAAAAGCAGGTTATCAAAAAGATGCCGACTACAGACGAAAAACCGAAGAAATAGCAATTGAAAAAAGAGAGCTAAAATCTGCGGAAGATCGTTTGAAAAATCAGTATTCGACAAAGATCGACAATTTAAATTCATTAGTTGCGACTTTAAATGCTGAGATTAACAATGATATGAATTCTAAGGAGCTTGATGCTCTTTGGGATGAAGATCCAACTGAAGCTGCTAGAGTTGATCGTAAGATTCAGAAACGAAAACAAACGATACAACAAGCACAGCAAAAACTGAGAGATCATCAAAATTCTCAGTTCCAGGAAATATTAAGAGAAGAACAAAAAAAACTTCATTTAAAACATCCTGAACTTGCTGATCCAATTAAAGGTACTTCAGTAAAGTCAAATATTATGAATTATTTAAGTTCTAAAGGATTCTCAAATGAGGATGTTGCAAGAATTTATGATTCAAGATATTTTGATGTGATTATGGATGGAATGAAAGCTAATGCGACTAAACCCAATTTAGTAAGTAAAAAAGTTAAACCATCTAAATTTGTTAAGTCTGGCGTTAAAAGCACTAAAGAAGATATGGATGGTCAATCTAGGTTGAATAAGATTAAAACGTTAAGGAAGTCTGGAAGCACAAAAGATGCAACAGAATTACTGATGCGTTATCTATAAACAATAACCTAACGGAGAAAAAAAATGGCTACATATCAAACGTACCAAACAGTCGGAATAAGAGAAGATCTAGCGGACATTATCTATAACATAAGTCCTACAGAAACTCCATTTATGTCTGGCGTTGCAAAAAATAAAGCAACAAACACTACACACCAATGGCAAACAGATGCATTAGCTGATGTTGCTGCTAACGCTGCAGTTGAGGGAGATGACATTGCTTATGAAACTCTTGCTGCAACTTCAAAAGAAACTAACTACACTCAAATTTCTACTAAAGGAATTCAAGTATCAGGAACTAATGATGCTGTAACTTCTGCTGGAAGAAATAATGAGTTAGCTTACCAAGTAGCTAAAGCTGCGAAAGAATTAAAAAGAGATATGGAAACTGCTCTTTTATCTAACGTTGCAAAAGCAGCTGGTGACGCTACAACTGCTAGAACTTTAGGTGGAGTCCAAACTTGGATCGAAACTAACGTTGACGCAGGTGCTGGTGGATCTGGTGCTGGTAACGGTGCTGCTAGAGTAGATGGTACTCAAAGAGCTTTTACTGAAGATCAGTTAAAAGGTGTTTTGAGAGATTGTTATAATCAAGGCGGAAACCCTAACATGATTATGGTTGGTGCTTTCAATAAACAAAAACTATCAGGCTTTACTGGTGGATCTACAAGATTTGACGCTGCTGAAGATAGAAGATTAATTACTTCTATTGATGTATATGAGTCAGATTTCGGAACTATGCAAGTAGCTCCAAACAGATTCATTAGAGGTGCTAATGGTACTGCTGCAAAAGTAGGTCAAGATGCTCTTATCTTAGAGATGGATTACTTTGCAGTTTCTTTCCTAAGAGATTTCTCTCTACAAACTCCTGCACAAACTAAAGATGCAGATCAGAGATTTATGGTAGCTGAGTACACTCTTGAGTCAAGAAATGAAAAATCAAGTGGAATGGTAACAGACCTAACTACTTCATAATAAATACTTTTGGTGGGGGAGAAATCCCCCATCATATTAAACTAACAATTTTGTTTGGTCTTTGAAGTCAATGACGGAACGAAGCAAATAAAGGATAAAAACATGAGAACACTAAACGACTATTTTATAACAGCTGAAATTGAAGATGTTTCAACTGCTTCATCAACTTTTGTTGCAATACCTGATGGCGGAAAAATTGTAAAAATTTTAACTGCTAATCAAGCAACTATTACAGGAACTGCCGCACTTTCTTTTGAAATCGGTGGTACAGCAGTTACAGGTGGTGGAATATCTATCGTAGCTTCTGGCTCTGCTGGTGCTATTGATACAGCTGCACCAACTGGAAACAATACTGTTGTTGAAGGTGGATCTATCGAAATGATTACAGACGGTGGATCTTCTAATACTTCAAAAGCAGTTGTAACTTTTGTAATAAGAAGATAATAACATTTGGGGGATCTTGCCTAGCGGTATTTCCCCCATAATTAATTAGGAGAAAAACTATGAGTTTTAATTACGGATTAAGACCTACTACACATCAAAGCTTAACAACTTCAGGTTCATCTGTAGCATCTGCTGCATTTGGTTCTCAAACTGAATATGTAAGAATAGCAACACCTGCTGACATTCATATTTTATTTGGTTCTGCACCAACTGCTTCAGCTACTGCTGGATCTGCAAGTATATTTGTTCCTGCTGACCAACCTGAAATTTTTAAAGTTTCACCTGGTGAAAAAGTTGCTGTGATAGGTACTGCTGAAGTTTCAGTTACTGAAATGTCTGGCTAATATGGCTAAACAAAAGTTCACTCATTTTGTTCCAAGAGCTAAACCACCTAAAAGACCTGGTAAGCATAAAAAATCTCAGAACAAATCAGAGAAAAGACAAAAAAGACAAACAAGATATAAAGGTCAAGGCAGATGAAAAAAGATATAATTTTAGACGGATTGCAAAAAACAACTTACATGAAAGATGACATGGAAGGTAAAATTGCAGTTAAAGAAGAAGTTAATATTGATTCACACCTAAAACACAATAAAGAATTATTAAATTTGAATGATGGCTATTCTAAATCAAGAGATTTGAAAAGAGTAGCCAGTATTCCAACTATTGCTTTAAGTGTGTGGGCAAATGAGTATAATGGTGATAGTAATTGGTTTGCACTTCCACCAGAAGTTCAAAAAAAAATATTAAAACAAAAATTAAATAGCAGCGAATTTAGATATTTTAAAACTGCTGAAGGAAAATTATAATGGCATTAGAAAATTATTCAGATTTAAAAACATCAATCGCAAACTGGTTAAACAGATCAGATTTAACAACTGAGATAGCACAAGATTTTATTGTTCTAGCAGAAAAAGATTTTAATTCTAAATTAAGAATTAGAAAAATGATAGATCAAACAACTTTAACTCTTAGTGGAGAAACAGCAACTTTACCATCTGATTTTTTACAAGTAAGAGATATGTATATTTTAAATGGTGGAACTAAATATGCTTTAACTTATATTACTCCTGCTCAAATGGATCAGATAAAAGGTGGATCAACTTCTGGACAACCATCTTCATATACAATCTTAGGAGATGATATTAGATTTGCTCCAATCCCTGATAGTAATTACACTCTTTATTTAAATTATTACAAACAGTTTCCTGCATTATCAGATTCAAATACTTCAAATTATATTTTAGTAAATCATCCAGCTATTTATTTATATGGATCACTATATCATGCTTCTAATTTTTTAGGTGGTATTGAACCTAATCAAGCTGGACAATGGGAGAAAATGTATCAAACAGCTCTTGAAAGACTTGAGAGAAATGACAGAGAAGATGCTTATGGCAATGCTCCTTTACAACAAAGATCAGATGTAACAGTAGCAGGTGCATTTAATGATAAGAATTATTATGCTACAAACAATAACGGTTAAGGAATATTAATGCAAATACCTTTTGGAGAGTGGTTGCCTGACCAACCAGAATATTTAAATCCTGGTGCAACGGTTGCTAATAATGTCTATTTTGCACAAACATCTTATAAAAGATTTCCTTCGTTAGTTAATTATTCAACTAATACTATTTCAACAGATAGTAGAGGTGCTGGTTCTTTTAGAGATAATTCTAATACAGTATTTAATTTTGTTGCAACTAATACAGATTTATATCAATTAGATGGTGGAACTTTTACTTCAAGAAAATCTAGTTTAACTGGAGCTAATGATGATTATTGGACATTTACTCAATTTGGTAATTATGTAATAGCATCTAATGGTGTAGATGTACCTCAATATTATTTAATGGGTACATCAACTAACTTTGCAGATTTATCTTCTATTGCAACATCAGGTACTGTTCCAAATTTTAAAGTATCAGGTGTTGTTAGAGATTTTTTAGTTACAGGAAATTTAACAAACAATGCTAACAGAATTCAATGGTCAGGTATTAATGATATTTCTACTTGGGAAAGTGGCACTAAACAATCTGACTTACAAGACTTACCTGGCTCTGGTGGACAGATAGTACATATAACATCAGGTGAGATTGCATATGTATTTAGACAAAACCAAATAATCAGAATGGACTATGTCGGTGGTGCAACAGTATTTAGACTTTCAGTAATTTCACCAAATAGAGGAGCTGTATTAGGTAGAACAGTATGTCAAGATAATCGTAGAGTATTCTTTTATGCTGATGATGGTTTCTTTGAAATCAATGGAGATCAAGTTAGTGCTATTGGTGCAGAAAAAGTAAATAGATTTTTTGAAAATGATTTAAACAAAGCTTTCTCAGATAGAATATGTGCAGCAGTTGATCCTTTTAATCAATTAGCTATGTGGTTATATCCATCTTCAAGTGATACAGCTAATACAACAGGAATATGTGATAAAGTTTTAATCTATAATTATGCAACACAAAAATGGTCAACTTCAGACGCTTATGCTAGTACAATATTCTCTCAATATGTTGGTGCTTATACTGTAGAATTAATGGATCTTCTTTCTCAAAACTTAGATCAAATTAATATTGCATTAGATACAGATTTTTGGAATGGTGGACAATTATTATTAGGTGCTGTAGATAGTAATTATAAAGCTGCTATTTTTTCAGGAACTGCTAATGAAGGAGAAATAGAAACTAGAGAATTAGAGTTGTTTCCAGGACTGAGATCGTCTATAATAGGTGTAAGACCTATCGTAGATTCCGAAGCAACAGTTACTGTTTCTACTAAAGATAGACTTGCAGATACCTCTACAGTTTCTACTATATCAAGTATGAATTCAACAGGTATTAATCCAGTAAGACAATCTGGAAGATATGTAAAAATTAATGTTAAAATTCCAAGCGGAGGTGTTTGGAAAGATGCTCAAGGTGTAGATTTAATAGCATCAAGATCAGGGTTGAGATGACAGATAGAACTGATATAGATAATGTAAGATATAGTTTTGAAACACAAGAATTTTTTCAAAGACAAATTGAAGAAGCAATTAACGCACTTATTAATGAAAAAAACCAAGAGAATAATAAAGCATACGCTTGGTTTATAGGAGATTAAATGGCAGGTATAAAAGATTATTCAACAACACAAGCAAACAACATTGATCTAAATGGAATAAGTGTTGCAGAAGGAATGTTACCTTCTAATCTAAATAATGCAATTAGAGCATTGATGAAGAATACTAGAGAATGGTTTAATGATTCTCAATGGGTTGAATATGGTGATGGTTCTGGTGCTTATACAGCGGCTTACGCATCTGCTACTTCTTTTACAATTGCAGGTATTGATGTTACTCCAATTTACCATGAAGGCAGAAGAATTAAATTAATTGCTGCTACACCTGGTACAATTTATGGAACAATTAGTTCTTCAACTTTTTCTACAAACACTACAGTTAATGTAACTTGGGATAGTGGTTCATTATCTAATGAAGCAATCACTAATGTTTATATTGGTGCTTTATCTAAAACGAATAATTCTTTACCAACAGGTGTAATTGCTACTGCTACATTAGCAGATGGTTCTGTTACTACAGTTAAAATTGCAGACGCAAATGTTACTAATGCTAAAATGGCAAGTAATGCTATTGCTGCATCTAACTTACAAACAAATTCAGTTACAAATGCTAAAATTGTTAATGATGCAGTTACTACACCAAAAATATTAGATTCAAATGTTACAACAGCAAAAATTGCTGATGCTAATATTACTACTGCTAAGATTGCAGATTTAAATATTACATCAGGTAAGATAGCAGCTGATGCTATTGATGGATCTAAAATTGCAGATGATAGTATAGATTCAGAACATATAGTTGATGGTTCAATTGACACAGTTCATATTGCAGATAATCAAATTACAACTGCAAAAATTGTAGATAGCAATGTAACAACTGCAAAGATTAATAATGATGCAGTAACAATAGATAAAATTTCAGACGCTGTTTTAATTACTGCATCTGAACAATCTGCAAGTACACCAGATGATAATACAATATTTACAACTGCTGCTGCTAATAATAGATTTTATAATGTTGATAGTTCTGAAACTATTAATTCTGGACAATCTTGGTCAGATAGTGATTCGTACATTGCAACAACAGCAGCTATATCTCAAAGAATTATTGATCTAGTAGATGATGTTGGAGGATTTGTACCTATTGATGATTATACAAGTTTCCCAACTACAAACCCTGATCCTGCTGGTGGAACTGGAACAATTGTTTCTCTTACGAATGTTAGTGGATTAACTTATAATACAGGAACTGGAGTTTCTACAAATGCAGAAACAACAGCTGGAACAACAGTTACTATAACTGGAATACCAGCTTCTATTGGTTCTCCAATTAATGCTGCTTATGGTTTATTAGTTGAAACAACTACTACATTAAATACTTATACTTTTGTAAGATTAGTTCCTATAGCAACTGAAGTATCAACTGTTGCTGCTATATCTGGAGATATTACAACTGTTGCAAACAATGATTCTAATATTACTAGCGTTGCAGGAAATGCAACTAATATAAATACAGTAGCTGGTATATCTGCTAATGTTACAAGTGTTGCAGGTATTTCATCTGATGTTACTGCTGTTGCAAACGATCAAGCTGATATTGGAACTGTAGCAACTGATTTAACAGGATCTGATAATATTGGAACTGTTGCAACAAATATTGCTAATGTAAATAATGTTGGTGGATCTATTGCCAATGTTAATACAGTAGCTTCTAATTTAACTGATGTTAATAATTTTGCTGATACTTATTTCATAAGTGCAACTGAACCTGTTGGTGCAACAGTTACTATTGGAGATTTATGGTTTGATACTTCATCAAATACAATGAAAGTATATGGATCTAGTGGATGGCAAAATGCAGGTTCTTCTGTTAATGGAACATCAGAAAGATATACTTATACTATATCTGGAACACCAACTACAGTATCTGGTGTAGATGATAATGGAAATACTTTAGCTTATGATGCTTCATTTATTGATGTCTATTTAAATGGATTAAAAATGGTTAATGGTACAGATGTTACTGTTACATCTGGTTCATCAGTTGTATTTGCTACTGCATTAACAAATGGTGATATTGTTGATATTGTAACTTATGGAACATTTGATGTTGCAAGTATTAATGCTAATAATATTACATCAGGAATTTTAGATATTGCAAGAATAGCAGATGGTTCTGTTACTAATGCTAAATTAACAAATCAATCTATTACAATTAATGGTTCATCTGTTAATCTTGGTGATAGCATTATAGTTGGAGAAACTAAACCAACTATTAGTTCTATCTCACCAG